GTATGTATCGTTTAATCATGTTAGCAAAGCTGAAAGCTGATACAATGCTACTTGGTAAACAGACTACAATAACCGTAGACGGAGAAGGGAATACAACCACAACTGAAGTATCCACTTACATAAAAGGTCAGTCAAATGATGGTGTCAGCGTTGATTACAATGCTGTTGATGCAGGAAACTTGTTTGAACTACTTGCTTCACGTAAACAGGGTAATGTAATCGAGGATACAGTACAAAGATACCTTAGTGGAGTAAGACGTAAAAGTGATAACAAACTGCTAACATACAGAGGTTTATATCCCGATGAATAATGCAATCTACCCCGAATGGTGGGATAACACCGTTACAATTTTCAATAAATTCACAGACCCACATACACAGATTGTACGATGGTACAAGACTGTTGTGGAGGGTGCATTTTGGAAATATGTAGGGGATAAAATAACGATTGGTAAGACTGTTCTGGAAACAAACAATATTATCTGTCGCATACGAAAAGATGATAGATTTCTGGAACAGTATCAATGGTTGCAGACGCCTAACGACCAAATGGAAAACTATTTCACGTTAGGTAAAGGCGATATAATTGTTAAGGGCGAAGTAGATGATACCATAGACGAGTATCAATCTGGACACCGTTCAAATGATGTAATAGCTAAGTACAAAGATTTACAAGGTTGTATGAGTATAGAGCGTATAGCAATCAATGTAGGAGCAGGACGATGTGATGAGCATTATTATGTAAAGGGCATATAGATATGGCGGAAGTTTCGATTACAGTAAAAGATAGAATATCTCGAACAACAGATAGATTATTGTTTTTACTACATAATGATAGAGTAAGAAAAAACTGTAATCAATTTATTGCACAGGCATTAAAACCATATGTGCCCATGAAAACTGGTGAACTTCGTGAATCTGTAATGGTTTATCCAGATAAAATTACATGGGGTGAATCACAAGCTACAGAGTATGCAAGATATCAATATAACGGAATTGTGTATGGTCCTAACTTACCGGGATGGGTAGGTGATACGGCAGGTTGGCGTTCTCCAAAAACAAAATACCCAACAAATAGAGTATTAGGTGAATCCGGGGATGCAACATTAAGGCCTGTATGGGTGTTTGATAATGGTAAATATAGACGGGCAAATGAAAATGATGCTGATATAACATGGCATTTTGGATATTTTACACAAGGTACTCAGCACCATTGGCCTAATGCTTATCAAGGACAAGTCAAGAGTGAAACAAATAAGAAGATTACGAAATACCTCAAATGGGTATGGAAACAGAGGGGAGTAAATGTATGAGTATTGACAAAAATCAAGCTGTTATTGATTTCCTTATACAGTGCCCTCAAATCTTTAATAGCCCACTATATTTTAACCTTATAAATGCCAAAAATGATAATGTTCAAATCATAACGTCTGCTGATGATGTAACTACAACAAGACCATATATAGATGGTAGTATCCCTAAACGATATACATTCAGTATTGTTACATTCAAATCTATAACAGACTTAGCTTTAATTAAAAATAGCGAATATCCTAATGAAAATGTGGATGATTTAGCAGAGGCACAAGCGTTAATAGATTGGGTGCATGAGCAAGAAGATATTAAAAACTACCCTAATTTTGGGGAAGATTGTTACATTGATAGCTTACAAACTACAACTGATACACCTCGGTTTGATGGTATCAATGATGAACTAACACCTCCTCTCGCTATGTATAGCATAGCGATTGTGATAAACTATATTGACACAAGTAAAATGATATGGAAGGAGAACTAAAATGGCAGTATCTCAATTTAACCTTAACGACCGCCAGAGAGCGGAACGTAAACTGCTCATCACAGTAGCAGAGTGGAAGGAAACAGAAGGAACTTCTGTTACCAATCAGCGTGAGATTCTTGGTACTCGTACCGAAGATTCCAGCATTGAGTATAATGCTGATATCGAAACCACTACCGATATCCGTGGTATCAATTATACGGATGTAAACCGTACCCAGCCTCAACAGGATTTCGACCCCTACCTCATTCTTGGTGGCTCCAAACTTGGTGCTTTCCTGAACGATATTCGTAGACGGAATGCTGTTAGCGAACTGAATGACTTTACTGTTTACGTTATCACCGCATTTGTTGGAGAAACTGGTGCATATGAAGCAGAGTGTCATACAGGATGTACCATTACTTACACTGCTATCGGTGGTGACAGTAATGTGAATATGCCGATTTCTGTATATCTGTCTAACGACTATAACGGAAGTGGTGCTCCGGCAACTGGTACAGTTGACAAGCTGTCTGCTGATTTTGTATTTACGGCTGATGCACAGGGCTAATAATTAAAAGATGGGAGATAAAAGAATGGAAACAACAATGAATAACAATGTAATTGATTTATCATTATCAATCAAGAAGAAGATTCGGATTGATGGTGATGATAACCGTATTATCGAACTGAATACATCTGATATGGGTATCGTAGAACGTATCAATGGGTTGGCTGATAAGATGGTTGAACTATCTAAGAAGTTTGTTACCGTTAAATACGATGATGACTTAAAAGAACGTGTTAATGGTGAAGCACTTGCAGAAGAAATTAAAATAATTGATTCTGAAATGCGTAAAATCATAGATGATTTATTTCAATCTCCTATTTCAGATATATGTGTACAGGATGGCACGATGTTTGATATGTCAAATGGAGAGTTTATGTATGAAATAATCATTCGGAAACTTCTTACTTTGTATGCTGATAACATTCATGCAGAAACAGAAAAGACCATGAATCGGATTCATAAACATACTGACAAATACATTCCACAAGACCATAAGAAAAAGTCATAATGTTTGAATTACCTATAAGTATTACGATAGAGGATAAAGAATACCCTATTCGTAACAAAGGTGATTTCAGAATGGTTCTGGATTGCTTTGCTTGTTTACAAGATGTGGAACTTGATGAACAAGAACGTGTAATAACCTCGCTATGTATCTTCTATGCTGATATAACCTCCATTGAAGGTATCAGCGAGGTTTTTTCTTCAGAAGAAGTGTTAGCACAGGCAATAGTTGGTATGTACGACTTTTTTAACTGTGGACAACAAAACGTAGGAGCAAAACAGAACTATAAACTTATTGATTGGGAACAAGATGGTCAAATGATTATATCCGCAGTCAATAATGTAGCTAAGAAAGAAATACGTGCAGAAGAATATGTACATTGGTGGACATTCATGGGCTACTACTTAGCAGTAGGTGAGTGCCCATTATCAACCGTAGTAAGCATACGTGATAAAATCGTCAAAGGGAAAAAACTTGAAAAGTGGGAACAATCCTTTAGACGAGATAATCCAGAATACTTTGTTTGGAACTCTAAATCTGTGGAAGATAGAGAAGCTGAGGAATACATCAAACAAATCTGGAATAATGGTGGTGAATAAGTATGGCTAACCATGATGCTGATGTTGTATTAAGCGTTAATTTAGATACAAGTCAAGTACAATCTAAAGCTGACCAATTAAGAGGGCGTATTGAATCAATTTTTAGGAGAACCGATGGTAAACAAATGTCGGCCTCTTTTGTGCGCTTAAAACAAAATATGCGTGACATTTATAATGAAAGTGAACGTGTTGGTCAAGAACTTGCCGCTTTGGATAGACGAGGGACAGTAAGGCAGGTTACAGAAGAATACGCAAGGTGGCAGATTGAATTACAGAGAGTAGAAACAGAATTAGCCAGGGTGCAAGAGCAAATGCAGATAGAGCAGTATTTACACCCCGGTGGTAGTAATAGATATAATAACTTACGACAGCAAGAAATTACACAACAATTATTACAAGCACGTGCAATTCAAAATATGCAACAGTTAGAAAATTCTGGTAGAGCATATAATGATGTGCTTGCATCAACTACACCACGGTACCAGGAATTATTACAACGTCAAGCACAACTTAATGACCGTATGCAAATAGCAGTATTAAGAGCAGGCGAAATGCGAGGTGCTGTTAGTAAATCTGTGCATCCATTCAAAGATATGCACAATGCTATAGTTAAAGTAGGTCATGCAATTAGTAAGGTAGTTGGTTGGGTAAAAAATCTTGCTAACCGCTTACGAGGTGTTAAATCTGGCATGGATGATACTCAAAAGTCCATGCGTAATCTTCTTAAATTTGCTCTGAAATACTTCTTAGGATTGCGTTCTATCTTCATTTTGTATAAGCGTATTAGAAGCGCAGGAGTAGAAGCATACAAAGGTTTAGCAAGTCAGTTCCCCGAATTAAATGCTGAGTTAAATGAATTAAAAAATAGTTTTTTCCAGTTAAAGAATAGTATTGCCACAATGGCACAGCCTATTCTCTCTTATCTTGTCCCGGCTATTAAAACTCTTATGAGTTGGCTGTCTGCCGCCATGACAGCACTTGCTAACTTCTTTGCTATCCTTACTGGTGCTAAGTATATTTACAAAGCTACTAAACTGAATAAGGATTGGGCTAAGTCTGCTCAAGGTGCAGGCAAAGCGGCTAAAGAAGCGAATGAGGATATAGCAGAATATGATAACCTTATTCTTATTCAGCAAGATAAGGATAATGGTGGAGGTGGCGGTAGCGGTGCGGCTGATGATTATGCCGGAGCATTTGAAAAAGTAGAAGCTGAATCTGACTTTGCTCAAAAACTTAAAGAAGCTATCAATGCCGGAAACTGGGAAGAAGTAGGTAATCTATTTGCACAGAAACTCAATGGAGTTGTAGATACCTTTGATAACTGGCTGAATAATACATTCAGACCAAAAGGTAAAATGTGGGCAGATAGAATCGGTAGGATACTTAATGGTCTTACCGATGGATTTAATGCAAAGAAACTTGGCAATACTTTAGCTGATGGTGTTAATGCCATATTTGATATATTCAATACATTCCTTAAACGGTATGATTTCAAGAAGTTAGGTACAAGAGTTGGAGAAGCTATTACTGGATTCTTCACAAGGCTTGACCCTAAGCTAATTGGAAATACATTAGCAAATAGATTCAATGCGGCTATCAATTTTTGGGCTGGACTTATTAAGAGTACAGATTTCAAGATTATTGGTAGCAGAATCGGTGTAGCACTTAAAACGCTTATTGAGGATATAGAGTGGGCACAATTAGGAGCAAATCTATCTAACCTTGCCGCTGGAATACTTGAAGGACTTTCACAATTCATTATTGACAGTGACCTTGGAGTAACGGTTGGTAATGCTATCAATGAGTTCCTTAGTAAGATAGATTTCGGTAGATTGATGCGTGACCTATCCGACCTTGCTATCAATCTTCTCAATGCTTTAGCAGATGCGATTGAAACCGTTGATTGGGAAATGGTTGGTCAAGCTATTGCTGATATGTTGAAGAATATCGACTGGGGTAAATTTTTAACAGCTTTAGTGAGAGTAGCACTCGGATTGATTAAGGGTCTTGGAACTGCTCTTTTGCAAATAGCAACTGACCCCGAAGCACTTGGCTCTATAGCAACGGGACTTCTCGCCATCTTTGGTGCTAAGTGGTTGTGGGGCAAGATTACTGGTATTTTCAAGACAGGGCTTACTGGTGCGCTTAGTAGTGCCACAAGTGGATTATCACTTGGTAAAGCATTAGCAGGAGTGGCAACATTTGAAGTAGTTGGTAGAGGTGTAGGAAATCTATTTGCTGATGCCTTTGAAGGCACAGATTTAGAGAGTTATTATAAAGAATTTGCTCAAGGTCCAATAACTTACACAGTAAAAGCAGTGAGTGAGGCTATTGGAGCCGCGTCAGAAATTTCTGAAAGAACTGGAAAATCCACTTTGCGTAATGCTGTTGAAAGTATGGCAGATGACTATGTAGCAAGTATTCTCGGCGACCCCAGTAAAAAGAACGCCACACAAGACGCTGAAAATGCGAGACTTCAAGAAGAGTCGTATCAGCGTATGCTGGATATGCTTGAACGTAGAGCACAAAAAGAAAAAGAACTCTACAGTACTATGGAGGAATCTTCTAACCACTATGCAAAAATAGCAAGAGAAAATGCTGGCATACATACTGCTACACAAAAAGAGATTGCCGAAACTTCAAATCACTATGCTGAAATAGCAAAACAAAATGCTGGAGTATATGATAAAATTAAACAAGAGGCTATTGATTCTTCTAATCACTATGCTCAAATTGCACAAGCAAATGCAAAGGCTGTTATAGACACAGCAAAGCAAGCAGAAGAATCTTCCAATCATTATGTAGAGATTGCTAAGACAAATGCAGGATACTACGACAAGATTCAGCAAGAAATGATTGATTCTTCCAATCACTATGTATCAGTAGCGAAAGCAAATGCTGGCATTGTTGCTGAAGATGCTACTGGGATGGTTGAGAATATTGAGGGTGCTGTTGCTACTATCCCGGATTCGTTTGACACGACTTTCGGAAGTGCTTATGATAAAGTAACCAGTTCCTTTGAGGGAACAAAAAGCTACTTCAAAGACGTTGCAGAAGGAGTAAAGACACCATTCGGTACAATGGCTGATTTCTTCCATGATACATTCAGTGATTCATGGAGTGGCGTAGTAGATGTATTTCAGACTGATACACCTCAATTCCAGTCCATACAAGATAGTATCAGTGGGTCTTTCAAAACCATGATAAATGGCATGATTACTGGTGTGAATAATTCTATCAGCAGTCCGTTCCAGACATTGAGCAATCTTGTAAGTAGATTGAAAGGAATGACAGTTGGGGATAATAAGATATTTTCCGCATTACCCTCGATAACTGTACCGAAGATTCCTAAGCTGGCACAGGGTGCAGTTCTTCCTCCGAACAACCCATTTATAGCTATGGTCGGAGACCAAAAGCAAGGTACAAACGTAGAAGCACCTCTTGATACGATTGCAGAAGCATTAAGACAAGTGCTTTTGGAAAATCGTACTACACAAAACCAAACCATTGTGTTACAATTAAATGGTAGACAGATTGCACAGGCAGTATGGGATGAAGAGAACAAACGGTATAAGCAGACTGGTGCAAGATTCAGCTATTCATAAGGAGAGAGCAATATATGAGTTGGCAAGGATATTTGATAAAGAAAACTGTAAATGGTCAAGACGTTATCTTCCCTCATCAGTATATTGCTCTCGATTCGTGGGATAGTACACCTAACCAACGAGAGGAAATCAAGGCTTATCGTGATGATAACACCCGTGATTTGACATGTATTACGGCACAAGGTAAGAAGTCTGTATTCAAGTTTAAGACAAGGAATTATCTACATCTTGCTGAAAAACAGGAAATACAGAACTTCTTTACCTCATCCGAGAGTGACCCAAACCAAAGAAGAATCACACTTACAATCTGGAATGAAGAAAATAACGATTATATGACTGCTGACTTTTATAGACCGAACATGAAGTTTGAAATCTATAAGATATCACAGACTGACATTATCTATAAGGAATTTCAGTTTGAGTTGATTCAATACTAAAGGTATAGAGCATGGAAGTTAATTTCAACAGAAAAACAATCATATCTTTTCCAAACAATACTTCACTTCCCGATATCGAAACTGGTATTGTAGATGGCTCACTCTTTCTGGATGAAGTATTGTTCGCAGACCGCTTTACAATCGGTGAGTGTCATGCAAACCGTTTTGAGGTGGATTTGTATGATTATGAGCAGATTGATAAAGGGGAAAAGATATATGTATATCAGCTTATAGATGGTACAGACGAAGAACCTATCTTTACAGGCTATGTTGACAGTTGTGTTACAAACAGAGGAAGATTTGAAGATACAAAACACGTTATCGCTTATGATTCTCTATATAGCAAAGGAACGGTAGACGTAGCAAAGTGGTGGGAAGATACATTCGATACAGTCTCTTTTATCACAGTTAAGCAATTAAGAGAGAGCCTGTGCGATTATGTAGAAATTCCATATGAAAGCGTAAATCTTCCAAATGATGATGTTCAGATATCGCATACACAACAAATAACAACAATCAGTTTTCAAGCGGTTTTGCAATATATACTCACAGTCAATGGCGTAAATGCAAATATTGACAGGGAAGGAATACTACGATTCTTTGATATATCGAGTAATGCTCCCATTGTGATAGACGAAACCTACGCACAAAACACAACCGAATTTGATAACTATATTGTTCCACCGTTTCAATCAGTTGAAATCTATAATACAACAGAGGGAACAAATACACTTGTTGGTAGTGAGACAAATATACTACACATTACAGATAATTTGTTACTGCTCAATAAAAAGTATTCAGATTTAGCAACAATCGCAGAGACTATATTAAACAGGGTTATATCTGTGACATACAAGCCTGCACAGATTGATATGATTTATTCCCAATTAAATGTAAAGATTGGAGATAAGATTCAGATAGGTGGAAATACATATCTTGTATGCGAGAATACCCTTAGTGGACCTCAACTGGTTGACCAACATATATCATCTATTGGTGCAGGAGAAATTGAAGAGGCTTCACCTACGCACGATGCCACACAAGCTGATATGCAGGCAAAGATAAGTGCAAGTTCTTTGAAGTATTATACATTCACAAACAAAGAAGCACTCATTATCAACAACAATATTATACGTCCTATCATTCAAATTAAATACACAACATCCGCAGATACATTGATAGCTTTTCATGGTTGTGTTATAATAGATGTGGAGAGGGTAGATACATCACAGCCTGGAGTTGTAGAATTATCCTATGTCACCAGTAATATTGTATTTCCCGATTATCACCCAACAGAAACCTATTATCACGATGGAAGATATACTCTTAATCTTCTCTATTACTGGGAAGTAATGGCGAATAAGAGAGACACTTTCAAAGTCAATTTACAAGCACAAAATTGTAAAGTGACAATACAAGCCTTTAAGACACAGGCATATCTTGAAGGTATGGGAATTATAGGTAAAGATATTTGGGATGGTATTATTGATATCGAAGATGAGCAGAGCGTTATCGAAGGCTTTGCAACTACTCCGAGTGAGGTTATTCCCTATGAGGATGAGGTATCCGTCAGAGCGGTTGCTCCGATACATCTTAGCTTTGAGGACGAAGTCACTCTTTATAATCTTTCTACTACTCCGACAGCTATCAAGCCTCACGAACAGCTATACATCAATAAACAACGTATGAGCGGTGTATTGTGGGCAGACTTGCTTGAATACACATGGCAGGATGTAGAAGATAACTTCTTATGGTAAAGGAGAAGATATGCAGTACACAGAAAACTATTCGCTGAGAAAGCCACAAATGGCTGAAACAGCAAGTGTATCAGACTTAAATTACAACTCTGACCGCATAGACGCAATCCTCGCTGATGATAGGCAGATATCAGTGGCTATGTACGTCAGCGGAAACACTTATAACACAGGTGATTTGGTGGGGTACGAAAATCCCTCTACTCATCATATAAGGGTGTATCGGTGTTTGGTAGACAATGTTACAGGAGTCTGGGATTCTACAAAATGGACTCTGACCAACCTTGCTGATGAAATCCTTGATGCAAAGGCAAGCGGTGGAACAGAGGTTGAAGCTAACCCAACAGGCACACCATCAGACACGCTGAACACAGTAGAAATTGATAATGTGATATATGCCGTTGGTGGGGATTCAGCCAATCAGAATATCGCAGACGCTTTTAGCGAGTTACAGACATATGCAGTTGGCGATTACTGTATCTATGAGAGCATCTTGTATAAATGCACCACAGCTGTTCAGACAGCAGGAGCATGGGATTCTACGAAGTGGACTCCCTGCGTTGTTACGGATGAAATGGGGAGCGGTGGAGGCGGTGGTTCTTCCACCTTTGCAGGTCTGTCAGATGTATCTTTAACAAGTCTCACAGACGGAGATTTTCCTCAATATGATGCAACTGCCCAGAAGTGGAAAAACGTTGCTATTACAGGAGTAAGTGTTCAGCCTGTTATCTACTCAATGGAAGAACGTGAGATTGGTGTATGGACAAACGGGAAGCCTCTATATCAAAGAAGTATTGAACTTACACAAGTTTCCTTTGGCTCATGGCGGACGTATTCTGTAGGATCAACCATTGAGATTGTAAATGCAGAAGGTGCATTGTTCAGAACGAATAGAACGGCAGATTTTTTCAACTATTATGAGGATTCGACAGCAGGATTATACCTTATTCAGAGAACAGATAACCTTGCCTACAAAATAGGCTCATCTTACTCATCTGGATTTGAGAAAGTTATTTTTACAATCCAATATACAAAAACCACAGATGTAGCAGGAAGCGGAACATGGACTCCGAGCGGTGTTCCGTCGGTGAATTATTCGACAGATGAGCAAGTGGTAGGAACATGGATAGACGGTGCTACACTTTACGAAAAAACCGTGAGGTCAACGGTAACTCCGAGTGAGAGCACATGGACAACGATTCCGCTTGATTTACCAACAGGAGCGCAAATTATAAAATATGAGGCATATTATAGGCGGTCTACTGGTGCTGTCGATTTAATACCACAGTATAATCCGACTGGGTCAAGCGAATGGCTGTTTGGATCAATTTCACCTACTGGCTTTACATACAAAGTCGGGTCTCCATATATTCAAGACTTTTCAGAAACAAATGTTATCATACGGTACACTAAATCATCCTCATAAAGGAGGCAACCATGAAAGATACAATCAAATCACCCTCTATTGATACAGGCATTGATATCACCAAAATGCACGGACATATGGATATCTACCTTACTAACGTTAAGACGGGCAAGATTGAAGAAGTGCATGAAGATAACATGATGACAAATGCAATACAGGAGTATTTTCGCAACTGCGGTTTTCTTAACTTCCCAAACGTCAATCAAAACAGTATGGTTTTGGAACTTCTTGGTGGTGTTATCGGGTTAAACGATGAGATTAGTGAAAATGCATCAATTATTCGTGTTCCTGCCGGGAACAAGATGATATTTAATGGCTCTGTCGGTGCTATAAATAATGGAAACCCAACAGAGTTAGGCTCTTACTCAGAAACAGAAAGCGGATGGCAACAGGACGGTTCATATGTGCAGACCTATGACTTTTCTACCTCGCAGGCTAACGGGACAATATCGTGTGTATGTCTGACAGGACGTGCGCATGGGTATTCTGGCGAGGGAAATGCAACCTCTCTCACGGCAACAGCATCAAAAGCAAATGATTATAGTTTACAAGGCTCAATCACTACTTATACGATTCCCGGAAGACCATTCCACTATAATTTACAAGATTCATCAGTATATACATTAGTTTTTGAGGACGTGGAAGAAGAAGGCCAAGGTGGAGAAACAGTTACTGTAAGAAAAGCATACCTGAGAAAGTATAGACTCCCATTGAGCAAGGTGAACTTAAAAGGAACACAGACGGAATGCGTTTTATTATCAGAACAAGAAATTACTATTGATGAAGAAATGCAGAGTGCGGAATACTTCAGCCATCAAGACGTTGGTGGGGACTTGTACATATGGAATGCACATTCAAGATACTGGGATAAATGGGATGATGGATTCACGCAGTATTTATGGAGGTTGACAACAAACGGAACACTAACGAGGCAAACGATAACAAATACGTCTGGAAATCCAGATTTATATGGATTTAATGAGGCATACATAGATGGAAATTACATATTCTTTGTTGACATTGGTGAAGGCGGTAGTCAGATTGATACAACTCAAATATATATTTATAACCGAACGAACGGGAGCATATCAATCATTGATAACCCTTATGGTGGAGTATATATGATAACATCGGGATGGAGCGCAGGAACATACACGGCAAATTGGCGGTTAAAGTCGAGGTCTGGAGATGGTCGAATAATCATTGGTGGAAAATACTATTGCTATATTGTCGATGCCGCTTTGGAAGAAGTGTTTATTACTAATGCAGGTGCAATCCCACAAGAATATGTTAACAAAAATCAAACAGGATTGATTATTGGAGCACATTCAAATGCGACACTGATTAGGGATCAAGCATACATAGCTTCTATTAATAACCTCGATAATCCTGTTGTAAAGACATCGGAAAAGACTATGAAGGTTGTCTATCGCATTACCTTTGATGAGCAATAAGGAGGAAAATAGCTAATGAAGTATAGTGAAAAGAATCCACCGATTCAATGCTTTATGCGAAACTCAAAGTGGTATAAGCAGAGTGGTACATTCACCCCTCGTGGATTGCTGTGGCATGATACTGGTGTCGATAACCCCTGGATAAAACGCTATGTGCAACCCGATGATAATGACCCAAACCGTGACGAACTCCTTAAAATCATAGGCAAAAACACCAACGGTAATGACTGGAATCATGGTAATAAAGATAAAGATGCAGGCTTGAATTGTTGGGTCGGTAAACTGCAAGACGGTACGGTAGCCACAGTACAAGCTGGACCTTGGACAAAACGTCCATGGGGATGTGGAGGAGGGCGTTTTGGCTCTCTGAATGATACCCACATTCAATGGGAAATCTGTGAGGATGATAAGACAGATGTTAAGTATGCTGGAGAAGCCTACGAAGAGTCACTTCAGATTTCAGCCTATCTTTGCAAGATGTTTAATATAGACCCTCACGCAACATTCCAGTACAAAGGTTATACAATACCCACAATCGTCTGTCATTGGGATTCTTTCTTAATCGGATGGAATGGTATTCCGATATATAAGAAAGGTAGCAAGGGTGGTTTTGGTAGCGGTCATACAGATATCTATGACTGGAACGCTCTTTATGATTATCTCGGATTGAGCATGAAGCAAATCTACGGAGACCCATATAAAATCAATCCTCTTGACAACCCTGTTATGAATAGGGTGCGTGATGATATAGCAAAGATACTCGAACCCACTCCGGCACATAAAGATGGCTGGTGCAAGGTTGACGGTAAATGGTACTTCTATGAAGATGGACAGATGCTTAAATCCCATTGGGTGAAGTACAAGGGTGAATCATATTACATGGGAAGTGATGGTGCTATGGTAACAGGATGGCAAAAGATAGGTGATGATACATACTACTTCTATTCTGACGGTAGAATGGCAAGAGGTGAGTGGATTGACGGTCTATATCTCAATCAAGATGGAACACAAACCTATAAGTACAAAGGTGTATGGAAGAAAGACAGCAAAGGCTCATGGTACGAAGATGAGAGTGGCTGGTATCCTAAGAGCAGAGATGTGAGAATTGATGGTAAAGATTATCATTTCAATGCAGAAGGATATTTAGAAAGTTGACATAATTAAGTTGACATAATATAATTGAAGAAAATCGAAGGAGAGATAACATGAAAGATAAACGAGAAAAGATTAGTGATATCGAAGAAGTAGCAGTTGACAGTACACCTTATGTACCAGCTAAACCGAAGTTTGAGGAATATAAAGCAGTATCTACTATCCCCAAACTGAAAATAAGAGAAGAGCCTAATGTTGAATCAGAAGCTATTGATTCTATTGCACTGGGTCAATCTGTGACAATCGTGGAAGAGAAAGATGGTTGGGGAAAAACAAAATTTAGTGGTTGGGTAAACCTTAAATTTACCAGGAGAGCATAATGAATCAGCAAATTACCTTTACACCTCAACAAGTTATCGAGTTGGTTTTGTGGATTTGTGGTGCGATTGTATCAGTATCAGCCGCAGTAACTATTATTATCAAGGTGGTACAGAAAGCAAAAGCACCCGAAAAGAAACAAGATGAGCGTATCACAAAGCTGGAAGAAAGAATGGATAAGTTTCAACAATACTTCGATAATGACAATAAGCGGTTAACGGATTTAGAGAAAGGTAATATCATAACACAGCAGGCACTCTTCGCTTTGCTTTCCCATGCTATCAATGGTAATGATATTGACAGCTTAAAGAAAGCAAAGCGAGATATGGAAGATTATCTTGTGACGAAAGGAGTGACAGTATGAAACTGCCCGATTCAGTCTACACATTCCTCAAATGGTTAGCACTTCTCGCAATTCCTGCACTCGCAACTTTTTACGGTGTAATTGGTAAAGTATGGGATTTACCCTATACCGCAGAGATTGTAACTACACTGACAGCTATCGGAACTCTGATTGGTACTTTAATCGGTGTATCACAGTACAATATCAATAAAGAGAAGAAGGAAGAGAACGTGAAAGAATGAAAATTGCCGACTTTGTAGAGTGGGAACTTCAGAAATTCCGGGATGAGTGCAACTTTTCTGATGAAGAACTGATGTACTTTAATCTTCGTGCTAAGGATAAATCAAATGTTGAAATAGCACTTGAAATGAACATATCGGAAAGCAAGGTTAGTAAACTCGCTCGTAAAGTCAAATCAAAAATGATTAGAATTTTATAGTCGGTGTTTCCTCCTGTGTCGCACCCATCATAGCCTGTCTATGGTGGGTGTTTTTTTTGTGCAAGAATTGTGCAAGTTTTAGACAAGTTATGATACATACAATCAAGTAAAATACAAGTAAATATTGAAGGGAGCATAGACAGATGATGGACATAAGTAACAATTTAGTTTACATAATGTCAGATAAAGAGTGTTCATCTGTCTATGCTTTTTTGTTGCTTGCACAAGGAGAAAAAGATGTTCGTATCGTACAACCCAAACCCACAGGGAAACTATGTGGGAGACTGTGTAATCAGAGCAGTAGCAAAGGTAACAAATCAAGATTGGGATAGCACTTATTTAGATGTGTGCATACAAGGATTTATGCTGAAAGATATGCCATCAGCAAATCATGTGTGGGGAGCATATCTAAGAAGTAAAGGATTCATTCAGCAAACTGTACCTAATACTTGTCCAGACTGTTACACAGTAAAAGATTTTACACACGATTATCCACAGGGTACATATCTACTCGCTACTGGTAGTCATGTGATTGCAGTGCAAGACGGTAACTACTATGACAGTTGGGACAGTGGTGATGAGCCGATTGCGTATTATTGGGAAAAGGAGAGATAACAATGGCAATTTATAACTATGGTTTACCAGTTAATTATCAGACACCTATGGCATATCAACCTCAATATCCTATGCAACAAACAATATCTAACACCCCGATAACCACCAATCAGAATAGTGCAGGAATCATATGGGTACAAGGTGAAGCAGGAGCAAAAGCATACCCAGTAGCCCCCGGAAATAGTGTACTTCTTATGGATAGTGAAAGCGAGTGTTTCTATATTAAGTCCACAGACCACAGTGGTGTACCAATGCCACTACGGTCTTTCACATATACAGAGATTGTACAATCTCAACAACCCAATGAGGAACCAAAGGTAGATACTTCTCAATTCGTTACCCGTAGCGAATTTGAGGAACTTAAAAAGATGTTACAAGAAAGACAACCTATGAGAAGGGAGAATCGAAATGAACAAACTCTTTCAAGAAACTCAAAGCAACAGCGTGATGAATAGGATTCAACAGATGATGCAGAAATACAATGTACCACAAGAAATGCGAAATGACCCACAGCAGATAATCAATTACCTTGTTCAGAGTGGGAAG